TGTAGCGCGCCGCACGGTTTGATAAATTTGCGCCGCACGGTTTGATAAATTATCAAACTCAACGATACAAATTTATCAAACTAAACGAATCGGTGTACTGAGTTTTGAGATAGTTAAAAGCCCCTTAAACGGGGCTTTCATTCACCTGAAACATGTATGACTGGTTTGACTTAACCGTTGACAGTCAGCTCACTGCCTACCGCTTTTATTTTGTGCTGACCTTGGCCAGAGTAAGTTTCTGTCTTAGCAAACTGCCCTATTTTAACTACGTCACCGGCTTCATCCCAAATCACAAAGTGTGACACCGATGAAGCCGGCGGTATGTCAAAAAGAATATCTGCTGGCAGGCTGCGTTTTCCCGCCACGGCAGCGCCGTAATTAGTGGCCTTGCGAGAATAGATGCCACCTGCTGTCGGCAGCTCGTTGGCTGCACCATCCGCGCCAGGGTCACCGCTATGCAATGACGCCTGTACTGCGATGATAGCGTTCGCTGCTCTGTTTTTTGCTTTGTCTGACATGCTCATAATTCGCTCCAAGTCTTACGTGTTTTAAAGTGAATAGGTCCATCAAGGATCGTTAAATCGCGCCCAGCTAAATCAGTAGCTGCGCATTCATGTTCGAAATTGCCATCCAGCGTTTTGCACTGGTCTTTTGTGATAGAAATGGTGATAAACCCGTCTTGCCAGGTGATGCCTGAACCTTCTGTTAAGGTCAGCAAGACGTTGCCGCCTCGGTCTCTGATCTCATATTTAGCGGCTGTTATGCCGCTAATTGGTTGGCCATCGATATCGTGTTCAATGCTGATGACTCCACCAGTCCCCTGTCTGAACTGCACTAATGGATCAGGCATGGTCGCCTCCGCTAAAAGTCTTAATGTGGTATTGGTAACGACTGGTCGTTTTGACGCTGTGAATGATTCGACTTGATGTTTTGACGTTGTATGACAACTTGCTGGATGTACGCATGAATACGACAGTTACAGGCGAGGACTCAGTCGCAACACGACCACCTGAAAACGTTATAGTGGCAGATGCAAGCACTACGGCTGTGGCATGCCCAATCTTGTAGCCATCAAGTGCCAGCGCAGAACCGACAGATACAGGTGCAATGCTATTTCCTGTTTTAGTACCTTGCAGATAGGCTGCAGCTACAGCAGCAAACTCAACCTGACTATCCCCAACTTTTGAACCAATCAATGCCACGTTTGCGTCAGCGGACATGGAAAAAGTGCCCGTTCCGATGTACACATTGCCCGCATAAAGGTTTACGTCCGCATTTGCCTGAATAGGCATATCAGCCAGGCCAACTTTTGCTGCAGACAAATCAATGCCGGCAGTCAGCGGTATGCTGAGCTGAACAGTGCCAATCTTACAATCGTCTACAGCTAAAGCTGCGGCAATGACAGCCGGGATATTTGCCAGACCTATTTTGGAACCCGTCAGTTCGACGTTCGCCGTAGCGGCGGCAGTTAAAGTACCTTCGCCGATGTACATGGAGCTGTAAAACACCCACCAACTGTCTGTAGCCCCAGTAAAGCTCGTAACCGTTAAGTTTCTGGTCCCGCCAGAACTAGTCCAGGAAGTCCCTGTGTTTGGTGCGGTTTCAGGAGGCCAAGAGTCGATATAGGTGCTGTAATTAGCGGCGCTTGCGGTAGAAAGCGAATAAAGTAACATGTCAACATATGTGTTGGCTGTCGTTGAGAACCTGTTTATCTGATTGAATTGCAGCGTATTTGAAGCAACGTACTCGCCGACATAAACATCATTCAAATACAGCGTGGTTCGTGTGGTTGCCTTATTGTATTCAAGACGGGCTTTATAAATCTGACCTAACTGTATTGCATTGTCGCCGGTCTCTATTCTGTTAGTGGCCCCTGCGCGGTACTGTAACCGCATTGTCGCCGGGTCAATACGCAACGCGTTTTGCGTTGAGCCGGACGACGCTAAAAGGTATGCGAAAGCCGCACCTCTAAAGCTGATAATTTTGAATTCAATCTCAATTTTAGAAACGCCATTCGTGCCAGCGTTGGCGTTAAAACCCCAAGCCGGCATTGTAATGTAGGACGTCGCCCCTTGGCCTTGGGTGCTCAGAGCATTAGGCATATCAGACCGCCGTCACATTACCGTCGATACGGTATTCACCACCACGCCAGCGCATCCGGCGCGGCAAACCGTTATGAGGCACCGCAAAGGTGTATGACCGCAGCTGCTGGATCCCATGGTGTGCAGTGACATGAAACCAGTCAGACCAATCACCATCGTATTCCTGCATCTGCACCACTATATATGTGGGTTCTGGCGTCGGAGTCGTCAGCTTGAGCCGCAACCGGTGGGACTCACCTGGTTCTACTTCGACCCAGTCACCCACATCAACCAAGCTAGGCTCAAAATAGGCCACGACATCACGCAAGGTCACGTTTGGCCACAGAGGCTTCTGATAAGTGGCCAATTGCACCAGATAGGCCTTTTCAACTGATGCCAAGACGCCAGCACTGACTGCATCGGTTAGTAGCTGCGAAACCTGCGGATCAGCCAGATTGATACTGTATGAATCTTCCCGCGCCAAATAAGCTGGTTGAATGGCTTCTGTGACTGATGCAGCTGCTGCGGATTGCGCTTGCGTGGCATTGGCCAACCGGTTACGTAACCCGGTAGCACCGATAAACGACTGCAGGAGCTTCAGCTGGCCGCCTTGGATTTTGCCAATGGCAGGTGCTGATTGCTGGCGTAACGTTTCGAGGATCACTGTATATGGCTGGCCACGCATGGCCTCCATTGCTGAACTTAGGCTCATGCTGCCACTCCAACGATGTCATTTGCCGGCTGTGTCACAATCCATAAATGCTCCGGCGCTAAACGGTTCAGGCGTTCCTGGCGCAAAGTGCCAAGGATGATTGCTGTATGGTGGCTACACCACAGCGCAAACGGGTTATCCAGTTTGCGAGTACCAATCCCGATACCCACAGCGCCCCAGAAATCGTAAGGAAGACCCAGCAATGAGTTTGCTCGCATCTGCCAGCCGGGCGCGGCGTATGCGGTTGCGATTTCCCAGTTGCCGGTGCCATAACGGTCTTTAAAATCCTGCAGCGGCGTTTTAACGACGCCATCGGGGTAGATGGCCTCGTGTACCACATCGCCAATGATGATTGCGACATGGGACCAGCGGGACTGGTAGCGCAGGCGGATGGCATAACTGCCGACTGAGTGCCCACGCGCAAATATCAAAGTCACTTTTTGTAAGTTATCCATCATTTAAACCCTGTTTAAACGTCGATTTGATAGCCTGCAGCAATGAACTGCTGCTGGATTAAGGGCGGTAATTCTTTCCACTGCACAGGTGCCGCAAGGATTGCTGCTGCTCTGGCGGAGGTTAGGATCTCGGCCGCAACCAATGCCGGCATCGCGACTGTTGAATAAGTCGGGTCGTCCAAATCAACGTGTGTTGCCACGACAGCGGCAAGACGTTTATCAAGGACTCGCAGCTGTGCACTCGATGCCAGGGCGTTTTCAAACGCCAAAGATTCAGCGGGTGTGAACCGGCTACGAAGGGCGTTCACTGTAATTTTGCGGCCGAGGTTTGCTTCAGAAACCTTCGGCGGGTCGATGCGGATAAATTCACTCATTATTTAATCCTCACGAAATGGGCGGCGTATGAGCCGGTAGTCGCAGCGGAAGCACCATCAAGCGGCGCTGCTACTGGCAGGCCGACCATCCATTTGAAATCAAAAGCACTGACGCTATTGCCGTTGCCAACTTGGTAGAAGAAATTGCCAATCCGAATAAGCACCAACCCACCGCCAGAGCGAATATTCGCTGTGGCGGCATAGGAACCTATTTGGGTATACGGAAGCGGCTTTTGACGGGCAATATTAAAGGCCGTCACTATTGAGCTACTGACGCGAATTACCAGCCCCTGATAATTGACTGCATGCTGGGGAACATAGGTGGTATCCATACCCGTTAGCCCGCTCTCCAGAGAAAGGACAGTAAAGACACCTGCACTTACACGGCTTATTACCAGCCCTGCCCGGTTATTGGTACTGGATTGGATCCAAACCTCAAAGTCTGTGGCAGATCTTGCTGCAGCAGCTTGCATCACCATGTCCGACGCCTGATTGAACAGCGATAAACTGAAGCTGCAACCAAGCCCTGCAAAGGTTTCACTGACAGCAATAAAAGGGGCATTGCGGTTCATCGAGGTCGAGAAATAATTCCCCCACAGCATCGTTTGGCCGTTGGTGGTTTCAACCGCACCGCGTAAATCCCGAAGCGCCAGTGTTTCCCCATCCGCGTTAGGTGCTGCGATATCAGCCTGCGCCGACCAACTGGCCAGGGTGTCTGAGGTCCAATGCTTATTAAGGATAAACAGGTGAAACTTGGTACTGCCTGCAAAGACCAGGGCGTTCGCATCTGCTGACCAAGTTGGTGGACTGGCTGGCAGCGTAACAACCGTCCAGTTGGTGCCGTCTGTGGACTTCACCATTTTGGTACTACCACGGCCGATCATCACAAAAACACCAAGGCGCGCATCCCAGGTGATGGAGACCCATACCGAACCTGACAGAGCACCGCTCGCGCCACTGATGGTGGTGCCGACAGTGGTAAAGTCGCCAGACCAGCGCGTCAGAGATGTCCCTGCAGTATTGATTGCCACCACTACAGTCCCATTGCTGGCAACACGTTTTTGCGTAATGCCGGCAAGTGCTGGCTGATTTACAGGCGTTGGCGCCGCTGAGGCATCATTATTGATGACCGGTAATTTATTGGCATCCGGATAAGATGCCGCGTCATAGGTGATGACACCGGCCCGCAGCCAAATCCCGCCATAGATATCTGTAAAACTATCTTTGTCAGAGAAAAATGGCCGGATTTCATTGATGTAAGACAGCGGCGTCTGCACCGGTAGCGCGATGGCTTCCTGAAACAGCTCATCGAGTGTTGTCGCGCCATTATTGTTGGCGATGCGCTGCGATAACTCGTTGTTCAGGACCGTTTCATCCAAAAACAGCCCGCGGGCTGCACGGCGAAGTCGAATGAGGTCAATGATGGTTGTTGCCGATGTCACGGCATTCATCCTTGCCTGTAACTCTGTTTTTAAATTGGTGGTCACCGTCATGTTAAATCCCTGCCAATGCTAATAATTCAACGTCTGCAATGCGTTGTGTAAGTCCGGCGATATCCGCCATCCCGATGGTCACGTTTTGCGTGCCATTGAATGGTTTGCCGTTAATAGTGCGAGTGGTCTGAAGCTGCACGGCAAAGGTCGCAGTATTTCCAGCAGTACCGATGGCGGCATAAGCCGCCTGCAGGTTCTGTTCAGCCTGTTGAACTAATGCAGCTGTTTGCAGGCGCAACTGGTCGGTTGCTTGCCGGATTTGCTCTGCGGTCTGCGCTGCAGCAAGTTGCTGATTAAAGGCTTCAAACGCGGTATCCACGCCAGCGGCCAATGCCTGGAGCTTTGAGAAATACTCACCACCCCGGTCTGTTACATCAAAAACAACGGCGGGCTTTTCTAAAGCCGTCATCATGCCTCCCGTACCGCGAATGGCGCGGCGTAGTTGTTAAAGTGAGTGTTGGTAAGGCCTGGCAGCGATGTGAATTTGCAGCTCATGGCGTACTCGATTTCTTTCACTGTGGCGGCTTCCGGATACAGGCTGATAAACCAGTCCTTTGAAAGCCCCACAGTTCGAATTGCCGCCGATAAATGCGGCCGCTCCAGTTCTGACAGGTGATCTAAGGTGAATTTGATTTCTCGGGTCTTGATGCGCTCGTTGGCAAAAACGCTGCCGGCAGCAGTCACATACTGCCGTTCGGTGCTTTGCCATTGATGGCCAACGCCCCAGCTAAAGTTGACCGTCGGCTCAAACACCTGACCTAAGTAAATCCGATCAAATTCGTGTAACCCATCCCGCCCATCAGCATCTGAAATCGTCAGGCGTCCTGAGCGGAAAAACTGAGGCGCAAACCAGTGCTGGCTGAATTTAAATGGCCATGCATCAAATGGACTTGCAATGAGCGGGTCGACTAACCAATCCAGTTCACCGAGTGATTTAGTCGCTACAGCATCCAAAAGCGCTGAGTCATAGACCTTTGTACCAGTGGCGTTCGGGCCATCAAACAGCTCCACGCGCCACTTGCCGGCGTTGCTGAGCCAATGCCGATAAATCACCAGGCCACTAGCCAGCGACATTTCCGGTAATGTAAAAACAACCGCTGAATTGCCTGCCGCAGGCGTGATAGCTGCGGTTAATGATTTGCCATAGCGCTGGCTGTTCGAGAGCGGTAACGTCCCGACCGCGCCGCCCTGCTCCAGCGTCAGCGCCGCGATATCCCATAAGTTTTTAACCAGCATCCGGATGCGGTTCATCGGTAAATCTCCAGCTTGCAGGTATTGTCAGAAAGCACATCAACAATGCGGGTAATGACGGCAGGCGCGCCTGCCTCGAAATACTGCGGATACGTCACCTGAACAACCTGGCCAAGCTCCATAGCAAGCGGCGCGGTAAAGGCCGTCAGTTCAAAAACAGTGCGTGGTACGGCACTTAAAAGCGCCCGGCGATTTGCTTCAGTCTGTGCATCCTCCTGGCTGACAATCAGCGTGCTGTGACTAATGACCGCTGCATCTGGATAGTCAGGACTGGCCGCGTTGCTGGCAGTCACCAGGCTCTCTTGTGCTTCATAAAGGGCGGCTTGTGCCGGCATGGTTTCACGCACACTACCGGCAAGGCCGTCAGCCTGCGGCGTCCAGTTGCGCCGATAGCCCAGCTTGATACTTTTGGCAGGCGCTATGCGGCGGCGCGGTAGCAAACTTGCGTCGGCAATATCGTCTGCAGTGAGATTTGCAGATGGATTTAACGGGGCATTAAAGGCCGTTAAAACCAGTGTTCCTGCACGGTTAAATGCCCAGGAACCGCCCACTGATGACACCAAATCATCCAGTGCCGATTTCACTGTTTGGTCACGGCCGATAAAAAGGCCCAGTGCGTAACCCGGCAGTATGCCGGTTGAAGGCGCAATTCCGATCCGGCCAATCAGGGCATCAATGATTTGCTTGGCGGACTGCAGCCAGGTACTGCTCACGACTGCGCCGTCGACGTCTGCGGTAATGCGCCCTTTGGCATTGTTGGTCAGCGTAAAAGTGCCGGCTGCGAGGTTCGCGGTGTAAGGAATGGCAAGGCCATTTTCCCGAACAGCAGTGATGGCCTGCACTGCGCCATCGTGGACCTGATAAGTGCGCGTCGCTTCGTTAATCAGCTCAGGACTCACGTTAAAGCAGCGGCCATAAGTCAGTGGCACGGGTTTGCCGGCATTCGGCCCGGTGCTGATAGTCGCCCTCGGGACTGGCGTGTCAAACAGAGTCGCTGCATCTTTAAAGCTAAGACGGGCTGTATCACTACTGACCGCATCGAGCTGCTCAACCCGAGCGCCTGCAAGCACCACCCCAAAGTCAGACAATGGCCAGCTCATGTCACCACAGCGCAGCGTCACACTCATCCCGGCCACGTTGGCGGAGTCAATCAGCATCTGGATGTCGTCATCGAGGAAAAGCTGCAAGTCGCCAAACCCGGTGCGGCTAAAGCCGGCAAAGACTTCGGTCATATCGCGCTCAAATTCCGGCAGCTGCAGGATGGTGTCCGGGTATGGCGTGAGTGCCGGCGTATCGCCAGGGTGCGTCCGATATGGGTGCGTCGAGCGGCGCAGCACATAGCCCTGACCCGCAAGGCGATAGGACACCTCCAACAGGTAGCAGCGATCGAGGGCCGGTAGCTTTATCCACTGCGCGAAACTCATGCCAGCCTCCGCGCATTCATCGCCATTTCCTGTGTGCGCGTCAGTTCACGGCGCACCTCGGCCAGCTCCCGGCGAAGCGTATCGGTCTGCTGTTGCTGCGATTGATTGAGCGTATCGAGTGCATCCACAATCGGGTTGGAGCCATCACGCACTACCGGCGCACCTGAGTTTTGCAGGCCACCCGTTGCATCGGATGTCGCTGCAGGCGGCGCCACGACCACTGGCGGGATCACAATCACTGGGGCCAAGTCGAGGTCTAAAATCGCTGCTGCGATGCCATCGAGCTTGTTGCCGATGGTCGCATCCGATTGGCCAAACAAGGCTTTCAGGTTGGCAATTTCTTCATCTTGTTTTGCCAGAATTTTGGCCTGCTCTGCGGCATAGGCCGCCTGCGCCTGCTCGGCCAGTTTTTCCTGCACAAGCTTCAGTGCCTTGAGTTCATCCAGTGCGCCGCTTTGCAGCTCGACCGTTTTGTCCTGGTAAGCCTTGAGCGCAGCTTCCGCTTTTTCCAGTTCTGCCTTTTGTTCTTCCTCAGCCTTTTTCGCGAGTTCGTCCATCAGCTTTTGCAACTCTTCCAGTTCGGCCAACGCACCGGTCTGAAGCTCCAGCGATTGCGCCTGGAACTGCAGCACCGGACGCGGCACCGAGTTGTCTGTGCCATTGGCTGTGCCGGCGAAACTGCGATAAGCAGCCTGCACCTGGTTAAAGATGGACGCATACTCACTACTGCCGCTGCTGTAGTAATCGCGGGCAATACTGAGGTAATCATTTCCCACCTGAGAGAGCTGGGACATCGCATCAGTATCACCAGACTTCGCCTTGGCCAAGAGCGCATTAAACTGACTCTGAGCCTCGCCAAACTGCTCACCCATCTTGGCCGGCGACAGGTCACTGAGCAGCAGCGCATCCGCTGCAGCCAGTAGTTGCCGGGCTGCCGCCTGTGCCGCTTCATATGCCGCCATATCCGCCTGGTAGCGTGATTCAGCTGCAGATTGCAGGGCTTGCTGCTGCGACAGTTCCGCGTTGTAGCGGTCCATGATGGCTTGCTGCAGCTGCTGCAGGTTGGTCAGCTGCTCAGTCGTGCTGCCCTTGCCGACGTTCGCGCGAAGACTATTGATATTGCCGCGCTGATAGCTCACTTCATTCCAGCCAGGCATTTGCCGGCGAATGGATAACATCGAATCAGCCAGGGCCGATTTTGCCGCCTGCATTTGGCTGACAAACGCCTGGTAGTTAGATTTTAACGTTTCAATCGCCTGCAGCTGGCTTTGCAGCAGTTGGTTATTGGCCGCCATCTCGGCGTTGTAGCGCGCCATGACAGCCGATTGCAGCCGGGATACCTGAGACATCTGCTCTTCAATCGTGCCTTGGCCAAGTCCAGCTTTAAGGGCAACAATTTGGCCCTGCTGATAACCAGATTCATCCCACCCGGCCATCTGCCGGCGGACTTCCAGCATGGATCCCGTCAGACTTTCACCGAGCTGTTTTAAGCTGTTAAACAAGCTTTCAAACTTGGTTTTAAGGGCTGACAGTTCCTGCTCAGTGGTGCTGTTAATGGCAGCGAGTTGCTGATCAAATATTTCCTGGCGTTTACGGCCATACAGGCGTTCCAGAAATACCGTATCGGCGCCGACTTCTTCAGCGGCCTTTTTCTGCTCTTCAAACCAGGCATTGAGATCAAACAGTGACTTTTGCACATCAGACATACCCATTTTTGCGAGCTGATCTGCAAAGGATTTCTCCAGGTTGGCTTTGTCCTGCAGGCGCTGTTTTTCTTCCTCGGCGGCACGCTCTGCCGCGTCATAGAATTCATCCATCATCGGCACCAGCTTCATCAGGGCCGCGAACATCGCCTGGCCGGCGTCGGTAGTTAGATCCAAACCGTCAATCAAGTCTTTAAAGCCATCGCGGCTTGCCGGCATGGCTACACCGAGCGATGTGAACTGTGCCTGCAGGTTCTTGGTGATGGCCTGCAGCTGCTCAGACTCGCTATAAAACTCGCTGAAATAAGTGCTGGTCGCGCTCTGGAATTCCTCAATCCCGCCCATGAGTTCAATCAGTGCCTGGGCAACTTCAAGCTCCACAGCCTTGGTCACGCCAGAGAACCGGCTGAGCTGCAGGCCCAGATTGCTCATGGCTGCGTTAAACACTGCCTGTTCCTGGGCAACCCGGATAAGCGTGTCATACAGGCCTTCGCCCATTTTCTGGAACTCAGCAATCCCAGGCACCAGGTACTGAACCATTAAATCGCCTTGCTGCGAGAACATCGCCTGCAGCTCTTTCTCGATTTCATCGCCCTTGAGGTCTTTAAACGACAGCGCCGGCAGGTTGATAACAAAGGATTCAAGCGTTTTATTGGTTTCAAGACCAAGGAGGCTTACAGCTTCAGTCACAGACTCGCCCATGTGGGCAAAGATACGGGCAAACTCAGTCCGAAGCGCATTGTCTACTGCGCGATATTCGGTGGACTCGCTTGATGATTTACTAAGGCCAAACAGTTTCTTTTTCGTGGTCTTGATCACGTCATAAACCGTGGCATTCATCAGGCCCGTGCTGATGATATCGCCCAGTTCCTGTGCGCCAAACGAGAGGCCACTGTCGACCAGTTCTTTTTTGGTCGAGCCAAACAGACCACCAAGCAGTTTGTTGGTAAGGCCACCCACAAGACCACCCAGTAGCTTATCGGCGACCAGGCCAATCACACCGCCGCCCACCATCGACGCGAGGCCGCTGCCTAACTGCAGGTTGTAGTCCTTACCCAATTCGCCTGGGTAATTGGACTCATTGAAACGGCCATAACTCGCGACCAGATTGACCGCCAGATTTTTAATGCCGGCAGAAAGTTCGCGGATACTGCCGTTAATCGAACGCAGCTCGGCGTACTGGTCCAGCTCCAGATCTTCAATGCGGCCAAGGGCATTGGCGATAGAGTCGGATTTAGCGCTGCTATCGCCAAGCACAGTGCCGGTGCTCTGTGTTTCCTGGCGCTGGGCTGCACTTGGCGCGCTGCCAGATGCAGAGCCGCTAAAGACGCCAAGACCGGCCATCAGTGCGGCCATTGCAGCAATCCGGGCAAATGCCGTGTATGGATCGCCATTACCTTGGTTGGTGATGGCGGCCAGCGCATTGGCTGCAGCCTTTTGAATAGCCAGGGCGATTTCAGCAGCGGTGAAAACCATTTCCATGCGGTGCAACGCTTCCCGGCCTTTGCTGTTCTCACTGAACATCTTGCTAGCCGCGCCGGCAATGCTCGCGTAACTGCCAAGCTGTGCCTGCGTTTGCTTACGCATTAAATCTTGTTCAGTGGCCGATACTTTTTTAAGGGCCGCTTCTTTTTTGGCAGGGTCATCCAGTTTGCTGGCTTTGGCGCGCTCTTCACTGAGTTTTATAAAGGCCTTAGTGAAATCGTCCTGCTGCTCGGTCATGTGCTCCAGCACATTGGCCAAGTCACCAAAAGAATCAATCAGGACATTGCCGACTTCACCGCCAATCCGGCCCATTTGGGTCAAACTATCTAACGCCGCATCAAAGCCACCATCTTTAAAATACTTCTGCAGCTCTAATTGTTCGTTCAGCTCTTTTTGCCGGGTGATTTCTTTTTCAAGCGCGGCAATATAGGCCGGATCGTCTGCCTTTAATTGTCGAATCGCTTTTTGTAGCTGATATTCCTGCTCGCCCTTTTGAATGCGGACCACCAGCAAATCATTTTCTTGCTGGATATTCTTTAGATAGTCCTGCTGCTCTTTGAGTTGATTGAGCGACATCTGCAACTGCAGTTCCTGGCGAAGGGCTGCCAATAACTTCTCCGGGGCGCCCTGGTATTGGCTCAGCGCTTTGGCAATTTGATAGGCCCGCTCGCCCTCAGTGTTTTTGATTTTAAGCAGACTGTTTTCAGTGCGAAGGCTGGTAAGGGCTTTGGACATATCAAGCGCAGTAGCCGCGTTTTTAGCGGTTTGGGCAAATTCACGGATTGCGGCCGCAGCCTCTTTAGGCAGCTCTTTGGCTTCAACGAACTGCGCTTTAAACAGCTCCAAATCAACACCGGCCAGTGCCCGGCCCTGTGCATCCACCGCCTGTGCGGACAGCATCTGTGCGTTGTAGAGTTTGAGCATATTGTCTGCGCTGGAGGCTGACTGGGCTGCAAGATTGGCGGTTGCCTCGGCCATCGCATCGGCGTCGGCTTTCCCGGCTTTTTGCGCTGTGCTCAGCGCTTCAATGGTGGCAGTCAGTTCTGCCTGTTTGGCCTTTAACTCGGCTACTTTTGCAGACTGGCCTGCCAAGTCACCAAAGCCACCAAACTGGCCGGTGGGTGCTTTGTTCATGGCGCTTTGCAGCTCTTTTTGCGCCTCAGCCAGTGCTTGCTGGACGTCCTGCAGTTGCTGCTTGTACTGCGAAATGGTGCTTTCCTGGGCTGCAGCAGTCATCTTTTTAAAGCTATCTGTTAGCTCTGCATTTTTCTGTGCAGTCTCTGCAGCCCGGTCTTTATAAACCCCAAAGGCAACGGCCAACGCACTGATGGCGGTAAGGCCAAGCCCCACCGGGCCAAGCAGCAGGCGCTGCGCCATCGCCAGGGCATTGGTCGCGACCGTTGCGGTGCCGGTGACTGTGGTTACCATACCAAGTGCAGACACTGTGCGGATTGCTTGCGTGTTGGCCAGTAGCTGTGCCTGCACACTGGCAATTACTGAAGCGGCATAGCGCCCCATGGCCACCACTGCAGCAGTGCCCAGGATGTAAATCAGCAGCTCAGCAGTTTCGATAGTCGCCTGCATAGTTGGCGATAAATTATCTAAATCGCCAGTGCTAAAGGCGTCTAAATCTTTGGAAATTTGCTGGAAAAGCCCGGCCATGCTGGTAGAAAGACCGAGCATTAAATCAAGCTGTGCGGCAGCTTTTGACCAGCTGTTTTCCATCATCTGGGATGCGCGGCCTAGGCTTACCGGCATCTGTTCAAACTCAGCGCGAATTTGTGGCAACTGCACCAGGATACTGTTTAAGACATCTTTGGACAGCAGTTCGCCGGCCAGCACCATCTTGCGAAGGTCGCCAAGGCCCAGCTCTTTGCTGCTTTTGCCGATGTCATCCATGCCGGCACCGATGCGAACGGCAAGCTCCGGGATGTTTTCGAGGATTGAGTTGAATTCTTCGGCGCGCAGAATGCCGCCTGATAAACCCTGGCTTAACTGCATCAGGCCATTGGCCATGGCATCGTTGCTGCTACCACCAATGACACCAAGCTTTTGCACCGCATCGGTAAACTGCAGCATCTGGTCATTCGTGGCTTTGAGATCTTTGCGGCTTGAACTTAGGCGCTGAAATAGCTCTACGGTCGATTGCAGCTCTGCGCCATTACGCTGGGCAATAGCATACATCTCGGCGGAGACTTGATTGTAATCGTGGGTCTCTTTGGTGGCCGTCTTGATGCGCTGCTGTAGTGTATTGAAATCATCGGCCAGATAAGCAAAATCGACCAGGCCAGAGCCGGCAGCCAGTGCGCCATAAAAGGCGGCACCAATACCAACCATGGCCAGCATTTGACCACGCAGACTGTTTAAGTCTGCATCAGCTTGTTTTGCCTGGCGACTTAAAGCATCCGCACCTTCGCTGGTTTGTAAAAGACCCCGTTTGGCTGCAGCTGCGGCTTCACCGGTTTGTTTGAGGCTTTGCGCACCGGCTTTGCCGCTTTTAGCGGTCTGCTCTAAGCCCTCACCGGCTTCGCTACCCGCTTCGCCAATGCTATCCAGTGAAACCGCCGCTGACTTTGCCGCCGCGTTGATTGAGGCAATATCCTTAACCACCACCTGGCCACCGGTTGTGGTCAATTTGATCGCTAAGGTTAAGTCACTCATCATCCATCCTTACATCAGTCTTTACTGCGCCAGACTTCCAGCGCGGCTTTTTCCATTCGCTGCAGTCCTGACCAAATCAGGTTCTGCTCGTCCAGATCTAATGCCTGGTAATCAGGCATCACACGGCATCTGGCCTCGACCGCCGGGTAGTTCAAACCGACCCGGACACCAGACATGCCGGCATGCACCCACTGGGTCGACACGGCAAAAAACACCTGCACGGTCATCAAATTTCCCGGCTGAATATCCGGGGTCGAATCAATTCCAGTCGTAGCGGCCTCGATGGCTTCCGGTGGCGCTCCCATGGCTTCCATGCGCTCTCGCACCAGGCTTGCCTTGCTGGTTGCACCGCCGGCCCACCAGGTGGCTACTTCTTCAAGTTTTTTGCGAGGACATCTCCAGAGCGCGCATTGTTAAAGGCGTCCTGAATGGCTTCGCGCACTTCTTTGATGTCCAAGAGCGCTTTGATGCTCTCCGGGGTGCAGGCAATCGGCTCGTCACCTTCTAAGAATGGGAATTCATGCGCAGGATGCTTTTCAAAACCGATAAAGGCATCGTCCAGCTGCTTAGCGGCCAGCGCCAACGCGCCTTTGGTATCGCCACTCTCACGAAGGACTTCCAGCTGCTCGAACTGATCACGGGCAAACGAAATCGGCTGGGTCTTAAACAGACCAATGAAATGGGCTTCACCAAACACGGTGTTGCCTTTTGCATCAATCTGGTCAGTCGGAATACGGGCACAAATCGCGGCTTTGAATAACTGTTGTTTTAAAGCGGTCAGTTGAAATTTCATGGTTTAAATCTCGATTAAAAGGTGGTTTAAAAAAGAGGGGGCATCCGTGCCCACGACTCCAGGGAGACTGCAGCGGGTTTACTTGGTAACGATGGTGTAATCGCTGTTTTTGGCCGTTGGCACGATGCTCAGCTTGATGTCCAGGAAGAGCTTGCCGGCTTCTTTTCGGCGGGTGACACCCCCGAGCTGCAGGTTTGGAATGTTGGCTAACAGGATGTTGGTTGCATCGGCTGTTTTGCCGCGCTGGTAAACCAGGGCGCCTTGGTCGCCGGCCCGCGATTTGTTCCACCAGTTGATGGTGGCCGGGTTCGGCTCCACGATGGAGATATCCACCGAGCCTTCACGGCTTTCAAAGGCGATCTCTTCTTCACCGGTGACATGCATGTGGCTGAACTTGTTGCCAAGCGTGATGGTCATGTTGGCCATCCCGACAGACTGACCAAACAAGGTCATGGTCTCGACCGTTGCAGCAGCGGTGTGCATCGGCGTCGACAAGCCGACCCAGCTCACTGCAGGCAACGCGCCGGCGGCAACTGGACCGGTATCGAGGCCCATGAATTCGAACTCGTAATAGTCCAAATCACCGACTTTACTTACCAGCTTCGCACTACCCCGGACACCGGCCATTTTGTGCAGCACACCGTTTGCACCACCGACGTAGTAGTAAATGATGCCGTGCTCAAAACTATCGGTTGCCGGCGCATAGGTCACGCTGGTGGTCGCCGTGATGGTTTCGCTGTTACCGCACAAGCGCAGCAGCTTGCCATTGATGGTTGGGACGTCTTTGGCAGATGAACCACGGATGTAAGCTTTAAAGGTCAGCTTCTGATAGCCGCCTGTGACTTTGTCAGCAGCGCCACCTGGAAAGCCACGGGCTTCTTTCATGGTGGTTTTGCTGTACTCAGGGCTGTACTGCACATCAAACACCGGTACTGCATCTGCAGCGACCAGCGCTTGGTCGAGGCCATAGGCAGCAGTGCTGACTTTGACCAGGATATATTCTTCTTCGGCACGTAATGCGGGCATGCTTACTCTCCGGTTGGTTCTTCGTTGGCCTGCTCAGCGTCAGTCACTGGCTCGGGCACACCGTCAATCAGTTGATAACGACCACCGCCACCTGGCGGGGTAAACTCTGCCGGTTCGGCCGGCTGCTCTTGTTTTTTTGCCATTTGGCTTTCCTTAGTTCTGCCGGATATACACAGCGCTACTGAAGCGGTATATGACCCAAAAGCAGTCTTTTTTAAGGCCTATCGGATCGAACGATTTGAGAGTTAACCGCTCGTGATTTTCAGTGGGAGCAAAGCCCAGCAAACACGCCAGCAGGTCAATTTTGAGCGCATCCAGCTCTGACGCGACCTTTGTACCGGTTGCATCGTTTGGAGAGCGCATCCCGACAATGACCCCGACATCTTCAACACCGACCTGAACAAGCGGCCCCAAATCCTGACTGGCAGCGCGGTAACTCCCAGGGAGCGGCACCACGTAAAGTTCCAGCGGCTTCCGGCAACCGTTATCAAAGGCATTGGCGACAGTCATGGCACTACCCACCTCGGGGAACCGCAGCCCCCCTTGGTTGTCCGTAACCTGACGCAGCTTTTCAACGACCTGTTTGAGCATCAGATGAACCCTTTGCTGTTGCGCCGGCCAAAGACATGGCCATCGGACTCAATGACAATAAGATTCTCTGGCTGTGCTGCAGGCCCAAGCCCCTGAATTTGCAACTGGACAGCCCCTTTACTGACTTGTTCTAAAAAGCGAACGGCATCATCAAAACGGCTTTTCACGACCTCTGGCACCGATTGGTCATACAGGCTGTAACGCACCAGATCTGCACAAACATCGACAAGCACCACAGGCACTTGCGCAAGTGGCAAGCTGTAACGGCCAGCCAGGTAACTATCCATCCGCGCTGAAGCACTGCTGATGCGCCCCTGCAGCAGCTCCGTATCAATGACACCTGTCTGCATGCGATCGGTCAGTGAGACCAGTTCGCTGTCTGAGAATCGTTGCTGCAAATCAGAGACTGAGGCGTACATGCTTAGACCTGACCGTCAGCTGGTGTTTGTTTGGCTTTAAATTCCGCCCAGGCACTGTCACGCTCAGCCGCGTTAACTGTGCGCCCCACCAGCTTGCTCAGTGCCTGAGTTTGCGGCAGACCAGAACCGGTAAAGTGCTCAGTGTTAGCTGGGTCCAGCAGAGCAAAGGCTTCTTCTAAGGTTTGAACGCTTTTCGAAGCATTGCCGGTCGCAGATACGCCATCTGATGGCGCTTGTAATACAACCAGCCGCGGATCAGCTTTGAGCTGACATAACTGCTCTTCGCTAACTGTCGAAAGCTCCACAATATTTTCACCGGGTTCAAATGCGCGCCCAGCACGGCGGTAACCGCTATGAGCACCCGATACAACAACGATTGTTTCCATCGCATGATGTCCTCTTTGTCAGGAACAGGAAAAAGGAGTGACGGCAAGCCGTCACTCACCGGGGCTTATTGCAGCCAAGGGACAACCAGAACTTCCACAGCTTTGTAGTTCGGGTTGCTGGCACCGTTGGCCTTTTGCTGGGCTTCAATCAGTGCTTTGGCTGCAGCACGGTTTTTCGGCCCTGTAACCAGCAGGTTAGGATTGACACCCAGTGGGCGGCCTTGGTCGGATTTAAAGCTCATCATCGCTTCCACAGCAGCGTTGAAGTTGGTTTCATCCAGAGCTGCCTTTGAACCAAACGCCATCTGCCAGAAACCGAAGCCCACGTTGACCCGCGCATCCACGCCGTACAGGTACTCATCTTTCATAAACACGTGATCAGATGTACCGGCATCAGTTTTTGCTGCCAGGTTGTATTCACGACGCTTTTGGAAAATCAGCGGCTTTAACGGACGGCTGGTATCGAGCAGGAACCATGGCGAACCAGCACCGGCCTGCATGTTGCTGACAGACACTTCCTGACCTTCAAGACCTACCGGGTGGTCGGTATCAAAGAAGAACTGGCCGTCAAAACAGTTGCTGGTAAAGCCGGCGGCTAACAACGCATACACCAGTTCATCCGGGTGTGATGCGGCGGCATAGCCCATGTCCGAAAACTTCGGCATTAAAACGCCGTAGGTGTCATCTTCGATGTACTCGCGTTGAATACCTTCAGTGGCTTCAAACTTTTTGTTTTTAATCGAGTAGTCGAACACTTTGGCTTTGTTGACCTGGCGATCGCCAATCCATTCGCGCAGACGGCTGAACTCACCAAGCCACGCATAGTTTTCCTGCGATGTGGTCGAGTTAACCAATGTGGCAATACGGCTCCAGGAAGGTGTGTAAGAATTACGCCCCTGGTTAAATGCGGTACTGACCGCGGTATAAAGTGCTGATAAAGCAGCTGCTGAAATCTTCATGTTGTTTTCCTAAAACCGGTTAAAACTAGTGCCTGGCGTTAAACGCCAAGCACTACCCACACGCCGTCTTCGTCAACCTGGGTAATTTTCCCTGCAGCCGGACGGCCACCGGTGTTTACCTTGGACAGAGAACGGGCGTTGACGAAATAAGCAGTGGTGCCAACTTCAGCGCGGGTGATGTCGCCGGAGTTCACAAACTTGTGCTCACCCACCGTCACTTCCACAAATGCAGCACCGTCCGCGCCTGCCGTGTTATCCACTTCAAAAGTGCTGACACCGCCTGATAAGCCGGCGACCATCGCGATGGGAGTCGCAAGGCCGGCCACCAGCAAAATGGCGGTATTAGCCGCTAACTTGGTCGCAGCCTTCACTGGGTAGCGACGCTTTAAACCTTCACGGGTTGCTAAGCTCACGCAGTCATTCCTTCTTTGGTTTTCCGGAAATCTTCAGGGCTGATACCACAGGCTTTACACACAGCCAGATCTTCGGCGCTCAGCTCCGTTTTTTCGGATTCAGATTGTTGGGTTTGGGAGGTTTGAGTTGACTTCAGTGCCGCCAGAACCGGCCGGGCTGCAATCAATGACTTGAGCGCAGCAAAGCCGTGCTGAGTCGCGAACTGCTGCAGGTAGTCTTTTTCAGCGGCCAGCACCTTGCCGTCCTGATGGCCTTTCTCAATCAGCTGATTGATATCACCGGTTTCAGCGTTTTGACGCAGTGCGGCCACTTCACCGAGTAAAGCGTTGTAAGTGCTCACCGGTACGTATTGCTGCAGGTCGACATTGCCAGGATTGGCTTTGAGGGCTGCGACTTGCTCATTGAGGCTGTCGGATTGGTCTGCTTTGCTCTTTAAAGCAGCCAGCGCAGTTTCAGCCAGGGCAACTTGTTCAGCTGTCGGCTCCTGGCCATCAGCGAGGGTGATCCCCAGCTTGGCTAAAAGTTGTTTCCACATGTGGGCGTCTCCGTGGTTTGGTTGGTTGGTTTGAAACTTCCGGGCGGCCAATGCGGCAAGGGACTGCATGCCATCAAGACCAGGAAAATTAGTGATTGCCGCCATGCGGACATCGAGCACGGCGCCAGTAGATTTGTCGTATGGGAAAACGGCGGACAGATAGCGGTATTCTTTTTTGCGGATGAACTCCGCAGCGTTTTCTGTCCAGACAGGTTTGATAAAGAGACCAAGCCCAGGGCGGTACTCAATTTCTTTGAACCAACCGGCAGCCGGGGCTGGCTTGCCGTTTTTCTCTGTTTCCAGAGTCTGATGCTCGTAGTCAATGACCAGGTCATTGGCACGGCTTTGCACACGGGCAATAACCTGAGCGGCGATATCGGCATTCATCAGCCATTTGCGACCAGGCACATCAAAAGGCCGGCCGTCGACAGCAGAGAACTCACCATCTGGTGTCAGCTGTGCCCATTCATCGTCAATAGACAAATCAAGCACACTGGTCAATACAGCCATGCCGCCAGTAGTGGCGGTCAGAACAGCAAGGGCGATGGCGGTTTTGGTGGACATATCAGCTCAGGTCAAAAAATTCACTGAGCTGATTTTGCGGGGGAAAGTTTAGAGGGCTGGATTAAAGGGTTTTGCTAGTTTGTAGTACTATGGAATTCGTTATTGTTTAGAAACTCGCAAAGCCCAAGCAAATCTGGATACATTGTCCTTGCGTTTATACCCAGCGTTGAAAGTTGTTCTATTATGTCGGCTTTGTTTTCCGCTGGAATTCTAAACTCATACAAATGTGCATTCTCAAACTGGCTTTGTTTTTCCAAAGGCACAAAGCATTTATTAGATACCGAAAATCGGTGCAGGGTAAACCAACCAGACTGAGCTGCAACCCTATTATTGTTAACTCTTGGCTGAAAAATTATGGTCCGGTCGATGAAAAAAGGATCACTAACTCCATCCACGGACCTAGCCATTTTGCTCACCCATAGCGAGTAAACAAATCCGTCTCTTAGATCATCGTCTTTACAAGCGAACCATAACGCAACCAATGGACTACTCGTCCAATCTAACAATCTTGTTTTTAAACCATGATGCTGCCCAAGAACCATCAAATCTAACTGCGACATCTGGGTAGCTGGTAATAGACCGCCACCCAATAGAGTTAACTGCTTTAACTGGTTTTTCTCTTTTTTAGTCGTGTCCGTGGATGGGCTATTACGAGCGATACTTGGTAGCAAATTACCTTGAACCGGTTGTCCACGGTATACAGTAAAATCAACCAAACGATGCCAACTAATCTCAGTTATAAAATCTTGAACAGTCGCAACTAATTTACTGCCTTTTATGTAATTCTCAGACACTTAACGCACCTATCATTCTGGTTTGATCGTAATTAACTCAATGCCTGCAAATTCTATGTATTTTTTATTGTTACCTGAGCGTCGAAGGGTTCCAATAACGAGCACGTACGCACCCGCAAGCTGTTCTAAGTTATCAATATGGAATCGTTTTTGAACTTCAGTCCATTCGGTTCCCAAAGGTATGCTCGGATGATTTTTCCCACCGGTGTTCAACCAAACTGCGGTAGCACCATTTCTCGCGTCTGTAAGCATTCCCCAATACCCGGCAAGAACTCCATTATACTGGTCTGTTATTTCATCAAATTGAACAAAAAAGTCCTTGACCATTTTGGGGTGCTTATCTTCAAATTCGACGAGCTGATCTGAGTTCCTGAATTCATCGGACGCAATAAGGTTATTTAAAATGGTACTTAATCGGCGCACCATTTTGGATGGCGGTCGAGGTCCAGTTCCTTTATACAAGCCGCGGCCACTGCTTGTAGCGTCGTCAGGATTGTCTGCAACATCATAATTCTGAACAGAAGCACCAAACTTCAAATCAATTTTTATGACTTGCCCTGGGTTAAATAGAGCGTCTTCTTCGCCACCTAAAACGCTGACACGTTGTGTTTCCGGCGTCCCAAGGTCGCAATTTGGATTGTGAGGGCGAGCACCAAAGCATGCGGCCTGACCACTATCGGCTTGCTTACGAAAAAAAGCTTTTGCCTTACAGGCCGTGCAAATAAGCATCTGTCTTTTTTGCCGCTGCTCATCAGGAGGTAGGGACTCAAATTGAGTCGCATAATATTTTTTACCATCCAAAGTACATTCAGCAATATCCATAGCAATAACCTCAGCGTCCATATTTTGAGTCTCAGCAAACTGTAAACGGTGTTTAAACCCCGTTTAAAAATCGCTGGGTGCGTTTAACTGAGTCTACCCAACATATCGGGACAAAAACAAATCAAAATCGCTGAGAATTGATTCTATTGAGGATTACCAAATCATCCTTCGATGTAAGTTCTGATGATCCCAACTATCTCATCATGGTGACTTTCCCCAAAGCCAAGGTAAGGTCGGGCAGGAATAGCAGCTGGTCCTGGCGCCATGTCATCGGTGCCACCGTATTGATGGATAGCGGCATAAGGTTTGTTGCTACCAATCTGTGCCCAGATATCCCCTGTATCGACTGCGATACTGGATGCCAGACCACCGGCGCTCGCCTGCAGCATTTGGCCGTTGCGTCGGTTTGGTCGGCGCTTTAAGTAGTTTTCAGAGAGCCACGGCCAAGATTCACCAGTTACTGGGTCAGACTCCGTCTCAAACGCTTCTTCCGTGATATCTGATAAAAGGCCGCCAATCTTGCGCATGGCCGGAGTTAAATCTTCCGCCCGGTGCTGCAGGCCAGTCAGTGTGGCAGATAGCTGATCAAAGTTATGTTCGACCACAAAGGGGTTGGTCATTTTCTATCCTCGATTTATACTGGTGGAGACAGGTAACGTACGATTAATTGGTAAATCGCCGTCGCTATGCGTTGGGAGTGTGAGGTTCGAGGCCCACCGTTACCTGCTCAATTTCCCCTGAATGACTTCGTACTGCTCGCCGCCGAGCATTTCCCACTGCACCTTGTACACATTGATCACAGCGTTTAAGAGCTGCGGCTGTTTCTTTATGAGCCAGTTCGCGTTGACGATTATCTTGATGGCCTGACCATCTACCGATGGCAACACATACATCAGATTGTTATTCGCCTTATCCCAAAGCACCGCTTCAGCCTGCTGCAGCAACAATGGCAACTGCTGGTATTCGGTGGCACTTAACGTGACACCTTTTGCCTGGTGCTTGGGACTGTCCGCATGCAGTAGCTCTTTTTCAGAGATGGCCATCAGATAACTGGCTTCGATACCGAGCTTATTGTTAACCACATCACGAATAGAATCCTGCATGAACCCCAGTGTCTGCACCGAGTTTCCCGCCCTGCGATTCTCCAGTGCCTTGTCTACCCAGTTGGCAAACTGTGCCTGACGCAGCTCGCTGTTATTCAGAGACTGGATAAGCTGACTGCGAAGGTCGATGTCTTTGGCTTGAGCCAGCTTTTGTGCGATGGCCACGTCAGCCCCGAATCCAGCTTCCCCTGGAGAATAGGCCCAGCCAACATCCGGCTGCATGCTCTTGCCACCAGGCAGGTTAATCCGTACATGGTCCACCGTAATAACTTCGCCCGTGCGTTTATCAACACCGGCTTCAGCTTTAATTGCTTCGATGTAGCCGGCGCCGTTTTCAACTGAACGACCAAGCTTTTTCACCTGGGCTTCTGTCAGCGCCCGAACCCGGCAACGACAGCCCCACCCGTTTGGCGGATAGATGTGCTTCCATATAGGGTCATCGTAACGAAAAATCCGGCCGTTTAACCGGGCATGACTTGGCCGGGTCTGGCTGTCTTTGATAGCGACATACATCCAGTAAGGTCGGTCATCCACATTGGCCAGCTGCTCCCGATAACGGCCTGCCATGTACGCGGTTTGCATATTGACCCGATAGATATTGCGAAGGCGATGCATGCTGCCAAGCTGCACTTCTTGAGCATTACCGGCTGCATCAGCCCAGATTTGCTTTCCCCACCAACCGAGCTTTTTTAAGGTCGGCGCCAGATCTTTAGCAAACTGGTCTGCAGTTCTGCCTTGAGACATAGCTCTGTCCAGCTCTGTCCGGATAGTGGTCAGCACATCCATCCGCATGGCCTTGGCCACAGTGAACGCCCTGGCATGAGACGCCTGCCAGACTTCCCACCAGTTGTCAGACACGGCATAACCCTTGGCCCGAAAGTAAGCCACCGCATCTTTGGGTGGCATGCCAAAAGCAGAAGCAAGGCTAAATGGCTTCGGCATTCACCTGCCCCCACAACTCAGCCACAAACATAACCTGGGCAATTCGCTCGGTCAGAGCTTCATCATCCATCTGGGGCCAGATAGTGCCAAGTTTGGCACCAAGGCCATCCGGATCTTGCTCAGCCAAAACCATCAGTGGCTTTAACACACTGACCATATCTGTATTGAGTTCACCGGCAGACAACGCATCCAGCGCCTGCTCGATAGCCGTCTGGTCATCACCATTGACGCCGGCCTTTAATACCGCGACTCCGCGCAGCTGCTCAACAGGCTCAGTCTTTACTGCCTGCAGTGTCAGCACGGGTTCATTGTTTGCCGGCATCGGGATCCGGCCTTTTTCGTGGATCCAGCTTTGCGGTATTTGAATACCCAGCTCAACCAGCGTTTTGAGCGGCGTGGTCAGCGCAGATAAATCCTCTGCCTCTGACGTATCGAACTCAAACCGCGGATGACGATGTGGGCTTTGGTAACTCTTACAGTTCAGTGCATACAACGGATAAATAATGTCCCTTGTAATACTGTTTTGAAGGGCTTTTAAATCGGCATTACGGATATCTTCACGCACATCGTTATGCACGTTTCCAAGCGCATTGGTTGAGCTTTTCCCATCAGCCTGGCTGGTGAGTGTTCCGCCGAGGATAGCTTTACTCTGCGATTTTTCCGCCCAGGCGACCATGGCCATAAACGGGTCCGACGCACCATCAGCAGCCTTTTCAAACTCAATCTCCATGCCTTTAGGGATAATACCGCCGGCATTGTGGCCAATCGACATGACGGCCCTGAGCAACGTTGCTTTTTCAGACTGACTGGCCCCTTCAGGATATTTACCAATCCGAAGCGGCAAACCGTAAATCTCCAGAAACTCCGCTAAGTCACGCACACTGTAGTTTTTAAAGAGATATGGCCATGCCAGAACTCGGGCCAAACCGGTGCGGGAGATGTATCCGCTTTTGGATTTTGCGCGGTGGCTTAACCAGCCGAACTGACGAAGCGCCATGCCGGTATGGCTGCCATCCCTTAGCATCAGTTGATTGCGCGCCTCCGGATGCACCTGAAACCAGCTTGGATCCGTCCACTCACAGCCCACAATGACATGAGTGTTCTCGATGTAGTCCCAGTGCAGTTCCTGATTGCTAAAGCCTTTTAGAATGCCATCCGCTGCATCAAAAATCGCATCATCAAGCCAGGTCGCAGAGCGCAGCAGTGATTCAATCATCTCAGCATCGCGCTTTTCTTCAGCGCTGGCATTAGGTGGTGCGGTGATATTCCAAGGCACAGACATCAGGGCCAGCCGGCGCTTGCCAAGCTCAGATTGGATATGAGCATCTTTCTCTTCCATATCCTCTGCCAATTCACACTGGGCAATAAGGTTGCCCCGCTCGGCGTCTTTTAATATCGAGGCGATGCGGCCTGGTGTCAAGCCAGCTGATGGATGGCCGCCATAGTGGCTTTGCAAGTGAGCCAATGCGGCTTCATCTTTGGTCTGCGGCACTTCAAGGTCAATGTTGATGGGGTTGCCCCAGCGGTCGAGGATGGGTGATTGTCGTTTCATGGTGAGTACCGTCAGAAGCAGCCAATGTCATGGCTGGGTAAGTCATCGTCGTCATCGCCGGCTTCAGAGCGTCCGGGCAATGGAATAAAATCAATACTGCCGCCTTCCATCCAGCTGGCACGGATAGCCATGGCCAGCGCTACTGCAAAGTCGCCGTGACGCTGTTGGCCATCAGAGCCGCTGCCAGAGCCTTTCTCAATTTGTGGAATACCGTTTTTGAGCTGGATTTTGCAAAGGTCGTCCTGGATATCCTGGTGACGCGGGATCTCGATGTTGCCGTCTTCAAACTCGGCTTTTAGTTTTGGCATCCACTCGCGATACCAGGCTTGGCTTAGCATCACGCAGTCAATGACTTCAGTGCCGTAGCGAAGCCGCGCCGCCTCAGCAAGATAGCCACCGTTACCAGTTCCATCGAAAGCCGCACTGGTAAACCGGGGTAACCGCTGCAGGATGTAAAACATGATTTGCCGCTGGGCGTCATAAGTGGTGCCGGATAGCTCCACCACGAATGGCACCCGTTTGGTGAGATCTGGTTTGATAGTCAACGGGACAAAAACGGATAAGTCGCCCCGGCGCGCAAAGTCTTCACCAAACACATGGCGGCAGTTATCCGGCAGCGCATCGAGCAGTGGTTTCAAGACGTCGTTACACCAGTCCAGCACCAGCTTATCGCGGGTGGCCTCTGGCAAGAGTTCAAAATCTTTAGAAGGCTTAAAGCGCACAATCGGCACTTCTTTAACCATGGCCCGGTCAATCAACGTCCGTTTGAGATAGACCCCAGAACCCGCCTTGGGCACACAGAAATATTCTTCGAGCGCATCTTCTTCGGTGGCGGTGTCTTTAAGCAGACCTTCCTTCCACTCGATTTCTTTTTCCATGCTCCAGCTGAGCTTGCGCGTCTGGCAGATGCGCTGATACAGGCCATCCCGGCAAGCGTCGTCCAGTGTGATGGTATGAACTGAATAGCGTTTTTTGCCGGCGCGGCTGTCCTGAATCAGCTGATTAAACAGGTTTTCAATACCGTTATGAGTGCTGATTAAACGGACTTTACTGCCCCACATGGTCAGTGCCAGAGCGGCTTTTAATACTTCGGCCAGACGTTCGTGGAATGCGGCTTCGTCGATAGTGACGTTGCCCTGCATACCCCGCAGGTTTGACGGGTTCGAGCTTAACGCCTGAATTTTATAGCCGCTGGCAAAATGCACGACAAAGGTCAGGATCTCTTTGCCTTCCTGACCGTCATCAACAAACAGCTCTTCCTGAATTTCGGTGCCGGCTTTGTTAAAGACCCGCGCCCACATGGCCGCCGCTTCAATAAATTCGCGGGCCATCTCTTTGTTGCTGCCAACATAAAAATGGTTGCAGCCGCCGTCCTGGCGTCGGGTGGATGCACACAGCACCGCATCACAGGCTTCTGCCCAGGTAATGCCGGTTCGCCGACTTTTCTCGGCAATTTTTAGCGGGCTTTCGTCGGCAACCCAGCGCTTTTGATAACCCAGTAAGACTTCGCCTGGGTCGAACAGACTGAGCTGGCCAGCGTTGTGGTCAGCCACCGCCTGGGCGTTTTGTGCTGCAGTCACCTGCAGCACTGGCGCATTGGTTGCCAATGCGGATTGACTGGCCGGCGCCTTTGATTGAATGGCCTGTGCTAATGGTGACAGCACCAGGCTGCTAGCCAGCACAGAAGCCTGAATGACCTTACGCAGCTTCATCAGGCGATCCCCAGAATTTCACGTTTAAGCGTGGCCACACCTTCGGCTGTTAAGCCTGCTTGCTTCGCTACTTTCTCTGCAGCTTCGGCAGCCTCGGCAGCAAACAACTGACGGATCTCCTTTTCGCGTTTATGACTTTGCATGGCTGCAGCCTCAAGGCGCTGTGCAGCCAGCATTGCGTCCTTAATCAGGCCGATATCCATTTCTTCTGCTGAGGACTGCTGCATCATGGCTTTGAACAGCTGAGTGCGGCCAATCTCCAGAATCATTTTGCTGACATCGCCCGTGGGCTTATCACCCAGCTGCGCGACCAGAGCATTGCTGACTTCCCGAAGTTCGCGGATATCTTTACCGATAGTTTCCAGATGGGTTGCGTAACGATTGAGGCCAGAGCGGCTGATTTTCAGCTCTGACTTTTCTTCTTCGGGTAGTTGGCTTTGTTCGATTAGTTCGTTGATATAGTCCAGCACGTCTTGCTGGGTCAGGCGGCCATCACGCAGCTTGGCGTCCAGCTCACGCCGGATCTCTTCGGGTAACAGATGGATTTTGCTGCGACGGCCCCTGGTGACTTTGTCATTCATCGGGGCACCTTTTATTGTGGTGTTGGGCGTTTAATCCCAGGGATGCGGGCACGGCCTGCGGCGGCATCCAAGCCGCGTCCTGTTAATTTGGCGACCTGCACAGAGCCAACTTTGTCGAGCGTCACACAGCCCTGTTCACTCAGCCAGGCTAACTGTGTCCGCAACTGATCCCGGCTGATATCCAGCCCAAGCGCATTCACGCCATCATGCAAAATGGACTCGTTCAGGTCATACCCGGAGTCCTCAGCCAGCAGGCGTAAAATGGCCAGCCGCTGATGTTCGGTCATCAATTCCTGCAACATCAGGATTTCCCTCGCAGTTCGTTTTCGATTAATAAATCCAGCTTTTGGTCGACACTGCGCATCCGGCCATGCACGTTGTCCATCTTGCCGACCAGCTCAGATACCTTTTTGTCCAGGGCGTGGAACTCGTCCTGGTCCGGGATGAACTGCAGCTTTAACTCCAGTTCTCCCAGTCGACGGTCCTGCGCCACCAGAATGTCTTTCAGCTGCTCAGTGGCGATTTTGTTCTGCTTGGTCGGCTTACTGAGCCAGACATACAAGCCAATCAACGCGGTAAAAGCGACTTGCAGGAAGTCCAGCCAGAACTTGGCCCCGGTGTAATTGATGTCTTCAAACAAAGTGCTTTCCTTTGTGTTCGCGGATGGTTTGGCAGTCGATACAGCACACGGCATGGGGCACTGCAGCAATGCGCTTTGGCGGGATCTGAATGCCGCAGTCATTGCAGTAATAATTACCCGACTCATCGATATCCTGAGATTCAAGCGGTTTGCTAAGCGCAGCATTTATAGCCAGCTGTCGGAGTTGTTCTTCCCGCAGGGATGCCTGGTCGATTACATCTGTCATGCCGGCTTCCCTGGCTTTTGGCTGCTGTTTTTACCAAAGGGGGCAAAACCATCCAGAGTCCGCAGCCCCATATAACTGAGCGCTGGGGTGTAAATCGCCATGGCAAGCGCCCAGTCGGCACCAGTGGTTGCTTTACCAAGCGTCAGCAACAGCTCCATCGCGATCACATATAGCGACCCGAGATAAAACGACTGCCGGGCCATCATCGGCCGGGTGCGCCGGACGTATTCGTCCGTGGCGTTATCGCCGTTTCGGATCGTCATCTGGGTTTCGCGGTGCGTGGTTTGCTGGTCGGTATATGCCAGCTCCTGGCGCCGGGTTTGTTCTTTTTCCAGCTCGACTTTGAGCTGCTCTAAGCCAAGCAAAACTTCGGGTGGCAGCGCTGCGATTTTCTCAGCGACTTTCGCAACTTTTTGCTCCTGACTGATACCGGTGATACTGCCAACCTGCTCCACAATATTGGCAACTTTATCGGCGGTTTCATTTCCGCCAAATAAAGATGCGATACCCCGGATCACGTTTGGGCCTTGGCGTACGGCCATAGCGGCCACACTGGCCACAAGTGCAATAGACATAATCAGATTCCTAACAGGTCGCGCAGGCGTTGGTTCGTTTTGAGCTGTAAACCAAGCGGCGGCGGTGGGTGGATATGACGCTGGATCTCAACCGGTGTTGGCGAGGCCCAGCCATTTTCGAAGAAAGATTGCATTGTGCCGTCATGGCTATGCAGAGGTGGTTTAACCGGAACCGGTGCGCCGCCGTGGGCGGCAGCATGTTCTGCCTGCAGGCGCTTTTCGCGGCCACGCTCAAAGCTCCAGTCCCAGTTCTGCCCCATCAGGCACGCTCGATACGCAGTGGCACTTTGTCGTTGCCAACCAGCACCAACAGTTTGTCGAGCGCTTTGCGCGAATCCAGTACAGCCCAATCGCCTTCAACAGAGCCAAAGCGCACACCTGGCGCAATACAGCCTTTGAGTTCAGACGCCCGGTTAGCGGCATGGAATAAGCAGTGAGTACGGAGGCTCGGGCCTTCGTGGGTAACACCAAGGCTTGGCGCAGCAATAATCAGGGATTTCCCAAAGCGCGGGCTGACATGCAATTCAACGACATAGTCGCCTGCCGGCACACAGCTGCGGCCTGCTTCGTTGTTTAACCAGGGGCATTCGACTGTGACGCAAAGTCGTTCGCCGGTATTACCGTCAAACAGTTCACCATAGGTGCCGTGGGAAAAAGAATGGGTTTTTAAATGGAGTTTAAGCTTGGGAGACATCGGCCTAATCTGCGGTTGGTCATTGGTGACCGCAGATTAAGTTTTTGCCACGAAGTATATGAATTAATGAAGTTTGCTAAAACATGCTGTTGCAGATTGCGATATGTGCAATAGTTTCTCGTATCTGAAATCCATCCAAACAGACAAAACTCAATCTAGCAATTGGCAGAATCTGCAATTCAACAGGAGAGCTAAAATGTATATGGTAATAGTGTGGTCTAACAATCAAACTAAAAAATTTACAGCAACGGCAAGAAAATTAGACGGCGCACGTCTAAAGGACGTCGAAGAGTGGGCTTTTTCAAAAGGCCTGCAGAAAACATATTCGAAATCACACACAAATAAAAGTGCTGCAGATGCAGATAAGCGTATTCAAGTTGGACAATATCTGAACTCTGGTTATTCAGAGTTAATCCGTGGAAATATCTAATAAAAACGCCCTGAAGCCAGAGCGTTTTTTTCAGCACAACATAGGTATATGTTAATTGTGCTTGGAACACTTGCATTGAGGGAAGACAAAAAACCGTCCATTTTTTGGATAGATGGTTCTGCCATTTTTCTTCACGTATCGAGTGAAGATCACCTCGCAAGTGTTACCACACTTCGAACAGTATCCTGTCTTCATGTGATTCACCTTGTAGTGGCAATGCCATGCTGTAAATCCATACAGATTGCATCTTGTTGGGAGAGCCACTACACTTGCGTTGCTATCTGCAAGTTTCACAGCTGGATTACCTCCTGTGATTCGGCAAATGCGTCAACATTTGCCACCCCTAAAAAGCCCTGCGTCAACAGGGCTTTTTAATAAAACTCAAAACACAGCTGCTGTACGTCGAAACCCATGTTAGACAAGCAATAATCCGAAAATAAATCAGCTTGATATTCGGTGTCTTCTTCTTCAGTTGCAGGCAGCGAAGAGTAATGCAGGCTTGCTTGGTGCGCCAATACCAAGTGCCCTAACTCGTGAAGAATTACCGACAACGCAAAACGCTCACCAGCACAAGCATCTAAATAGATATAATTAGGTACGCTTATCGTGAGGGTATGAGGGTCATAGTGACCTACGATATGATTGCCAGTTTCTAACTTCCAGTCTTTATCATCCACAATCCGAAGCGTAATTGAATATTTCCAAAGGTCTTCAAACGCTTTATCTAGCCGCTTCTTTCGTCTTCCTGCTGGCGTTGAAAGTTGCAATACTTTACACAGGTTTTGCGCAACCCGAGCAATATGATGCTCGGGTATTGCGACTACTCTTTGTCCTCGCAATTGATACATTGCTATTGGTCCTTATCGCCGTTCACTTCGGTTAAAAGCGCAGAAAATTTAGCTAACTGGTCACTAGTGAAAGGAGACTTTGCAAACCCAGCCACCAACATTTTCTGTTGTTGCGAAAGTCGGCTATCAATCAGAACCATTTCGTTAGACACATCAGCTAAATCCTGCAAGCGGTCAATTTGACAGCCCTTTTCTTTAAAAAACACATTAATTTTTTCTACCCATTTAACTGGGATTTTTTTGCTGCCCGTCTCCAAACCACTGAGAAATGCAGGGGTCGTTCCCAGCTCATTCGACATAGTCAGTAGAGTATGACCTATGTCTATCCTTGCTTTTCGAACCGCTTTCCCAAACTCTGTCAGTGCCATACCAGTGCCTCACTCTAAACGGCTGCCACCGTATTATATTCGTAATCCGTTTTTTAAAATCTTGAGCCGTACCACGTAAGCTCAATTCTAGATTAGCACGACTACTGAGCAATTCAACCGATTTAGTTAAATTATTTTTCAAATAAAAAGAAAGCCGCAAAATGCGGCTTTCTTAAAGAACTATCAAATGTAGTCAAAACAACCCCATCTGCCGCCTTGCCCTCTCAGCAACAGTCTGCTCCCGCACGATGTGATAAATCTGAATCGCCGTCAGGCCATACTGGCGAGCCAGCTGTTCTGTGTTACCGCCCCGGTGTTGCTGGTAAATCCGGATGTTGCGAAGCTCCAGCGCCAGCTTGTCGTTGCGTGGTAAATACAGCTGCATGCCACCGAAGTAGTTCGCCATGCAAATCACCAGGTGTTCTGCCAGCCGTTCCGGATCCTTGGCACCTTTGCTGCGCAACTCACTGGTAAACAGAGCCATCAGGCTTTGCAGCATGGCCGGAATGCGTTTCACCACATCCTGGCGCTGGTCGTCCGGCAAATTCTCTAACTGCTGCAGTAAATCCTGCAGCTCTTCTGGTGTCGAAAAGGCATCTAACTGCTGTTCGCTCATGGTTCCACCTTGGTAAATACACGGCCGCCTAACTGCTGCATGCGCTCTTCAAATAATCTGCGGTCTTCCGCGGGTGAGAGCTGGTGCTGTTGTTTCAGTTCGATACTGGGCGAACGGTTGGCAACCGGCGCTTGCGCTTTGGCTTCCATCACCCGCTTTAAATAGTTGTGATTGGCCAGCGGCTTGTTTTCGCCCTGGTGCCGTTTGTTGTGAATGCTTTGCACGGTTTCGCGCAGTGCTTCGGCCAGTAACGGCTGGTTAGATGTCAGGGCCAGTGTTTCCTGCGCCAGATTTAAGGCACGGCCATTGGATAAGTCTTGCTTCGCTGGCCGGAACAGGCCCAGATAACTTACAAGGACTGGCGCCAGCTGGTAACCCAGCTTTGACATCAGGCCAAGCAACTGCCGGCCGGCTTCATCCTGGATCAATGCATCCAGCTGAATGTGACTGTGACAAACGGGACAGCGGCCTAACTTCATGCACTCTGCCCTTCATAAATTCGTTGCCATTTCGACAGCACTTGGCTGTAACTGGCTTGTGGGTGGATTTCGTGACCGTCGGACCGAAGAGCGTTAAACATTTCACGCCGGCACCAGCGCTTTAAGGACTCCAGCACCTTCACGGCCATGTCATCCTGCAGCCACTGCACTTCAGCGACGCCCATGCCGCCATTCATTTCGGCGGTCATGCGTTGCACCCAACTATTCAGCGCGGTTTCGCTGCCATTGTTCAGGAACTCGGCCTTGGCCATAAACACCCAAACAGCGCGGATCACTGCCCGGATATCTTGCGGTCCATCGCTACTGGTTGGGCTTAAGCGTTTTTGCCCCGGTTTAACCGGCTTTTTAACGACCTTAAAACCCAGATTAACCATGGCATCAAGCACTGCCTGCAGTTCTGCAATGGTCAGCTGAGTGCTGCTGGTTTTACCTTTGCCGTGGTGGGCCAATAGCGCCCGATAGCTTTCGTCGGCCATGTGCAGTTGGCTTTTGCCAATGTGGAGCATTTTTATCAAATGCTGCTTTGATGTTTTCGTCTGCAAAACTCTTACCTCTTCGCTGCTCATCAGTACCCAGCCACGACGCTGGATAGACAGCCCGGTCATCAATACCGGACTGTTTCGCTTCACGCTGTTTTATGGAATTCGACAAACTCCTGCAGCTGTTCAACGCTCTCGCAAGTGTTTTCAAACCAGTTCCAGAGTGTGTCTTCGTCAATGCCGGCTGTACTGGCGATGCCTTTCATCAGGCATTCATAGCCGGGCACTTGCGGCCATACGTCCAGCTTGTAAAGCACACAGAGTGAAATCATGTGCTGGCGCATTTCCCATAAGGCTTTGGTCAGTTCATCCATCCCTTGACCTCCCCGTTTGGCAGTTCGCCATTGCCGAGTACCCAGAGCAATGCAGCTGCAACGCCTTGCTCAAAGGTGTCACCTGGATGATTAGTGACGTACTGCTCCCGAATGGCCAATGACACCGCAATTTCACGCTGAATGGCTTCATCGTCAGGCCGTGGGGCTGGCTTACGTGCTGGAGCTGTCATAACTGCACCGCCGCGATATCCAGAGGAATAGGCCGGTACATTTCTGAATCGCCGATGCGCTCATACACCCGGAT